TGCGGGAACGAATAAATATGACTATTTGATAACGGTAGACAAAAGGCAGGGTTTGATGGAGGAAACAATAGAATGAAGGACGTTGCAATCCTCATAATGACTTTCCTGCGGGACGATGCACTATTCGCCTGTGTGAGGTCTGTGCGGAAGCATTATCCCGATATCACCATCTTCATCGCCGATACAGGTCATGAGAGCAAACGGAAGAGTGATTTCTGTATTGATCATAAATGTACCCTATTCAATGTAGGATTCGATGCAGGTGTCTGCAGGATGAAGAACGAGGGTCTTGAGCGGATTCCCGATAAATTCAGGTATGTCCTTGTCTGCGAGGATGATATCGTATTTACTGCCGAGACGAAACTTGAGACATTGAGGGACATCCTTGAGAAGCGAGACCGCATTGGAATAGCAGGATGTCTCATTAAGCAGGTCAAGCGGGAAGGCACGACAGATCAGAACTATGAGGCGAGGCTCAGTATAGCGAACGATACAATCTATGTCAGGCAAGTCGCAAAACCCCAGTGGAAAAAGTTTGGCGATGCGAGATACTTTTACTGCGACATAATATCTAATGTGTTCATGATGAGGCGGGAGATTTGGCAGCAGGTCAAGTGGGATGAGCGGTACAAGACGACCCCGGAACACACGGATTACTTCCTCCTCCTGAAGCGCAACACGGACTGGAGGGTAGCCTTCACCGATTCCGTGTCGATGGAACACCATGCCCAATATTACGGCGATCATGAATACTTGGCAAAAAGGATGAGGGCTGACGGCTACAAGAAACTCGGCGAGAAATGGGGAGTCAAATACTACTGGAACTCCTGGCACAAGAATTGGGGGATAACGAATCCTATGGGACTCTACACTTATGCGAAACAAAGATTCCCTAAAGAAGCGGAGGAAAGCGCCTTGAGCGTGCAGAGAAGAGATTCGAAGATAGCGATCGGCATAAAGACGTTCATGCGCGAGGAGACGTTATTTAAGACGCTTGATTCGATAGAGAAGTATTTCCCCTATGCTTACAGGCTTTATATCGCTGATGATGGCAATATTTCAGACGAGAAGGAATACCGCTATCAACGGTTGGAGATTCAAGGCCATGTTGTGATAAGGCTTCCGTTCAATAGTGGGTTATCATTTGGAAGAAATGCCATTGTACAGAGAGTAAAGGAAGAATATGTCCTCATAATGGATGACGATATCCTCCTCACCGATTCCGAGTCGATAGAAAGGATGAAACAGGTACTCGACAGTGCAGATGATATCGGCCTATGTGCCGGGATGATTTATCAGGAGAACGGGGAATGCTTCGGAGGGCATGCCTACAGCCGAGGGATAATGCTCGAGATAAATGGGGGTGCGCTTTTCCGTCATAGCTCAAAAGGCAAACTCGCTAAAGCGAACGGCATACTTTTTAATTATGCAGATCAGGTGGTAAATTTCTTTTTAGCCAAACGAGCGATCTTTAAAAGCGTTACCTGGGACAGCAGGATAAAAATTGAATACGAGCACATGGATTTTTTCCTGCGCCTCAAGAAGACAAGGTGGAAAGCAACGGTTTGCTTGGGGACGAATTTGGCTCATTCTCATCAGCTCAAATTAGACCCGATTTATATACGACATCGTATGTCTGCACCCATACAGTATTTCTATGCAAAGCACGGCATAGGAAACATAATAAACAAATACCAGCAGGAGGCTAGGAGGTAGGGATGATTACGCGAAAACTCGGCTTCTCGGCACTCTTGACATCGGTCTACACGCGCCTCACGACCAATGCGCTAACGCTCGGCTATACATTTTATAATTACGTGCCACGAGGCGCAACGATGCCTTACCATGTCATAGGAAAGATGCTGGGCAGAGAGTCTCTATCGTTCAACACGCGGGACACGGAGGCGGAGGAGAACGTCATCCAGATTGACTCATGGGTTGATGAGACATCGGGCAAGGGCGACAAGTCGTGCACCGATATGATGAATAATATCGTACAGGCTATGACGAATGATCCAATCGTGATGGCGGGCTATGATAATTCATATCTTGTGTTTTTGGATTTTGCAAACATATTAAAAGATGATACAGAGTCGGGAAATATCATCTATCACGGGACTTTGAGGTTTCGGGTGGAGATGGCCCCGAGTTAAGTTTTTAAAATTTTTTAGGAGGCAAACATGGCAGTTTCAACAGGAGTAAGTGGAAATTTATGCACGCTGGCCATTGAAGGTGCGCTTGTTGCAGAGAGCAGGACTTTCACGCTCACGCAGAATCAGGCGGTTATCGATCTCACGAACCGTGACTCGGCTTGGTGGTCGCAATTCATTGCAGGCATCAGGGACTGGGAGATATCGGGTGATGGACTTTACATCTATAATGATCTCGCTAGAAGAAGGCTTCAATGGCATTATAGTGCCCGTAACCCGGTTGAGTTGGATGTAATCCTTACTCTTCCTTGGCATGAAGCCGTAGTGGGTCCGCATGCACCGGCAGCCCCGGCATATGGGCAGGTAGTTTTTACGGCTAAATGTATTTTGACCAACCTCACATACCCCGCACCTCACGATGATGCAGCGACCATAAGCTTCACGCTCAAGGGAACAGAAGCATTGACTCCATCGCCGAGTTAATAACGAGAAGGAGGAGAGATGCCTACAAAATCAGTGCCTATCAAGCTGAAGGATGGCAAGGAGAGAGTGCTTCGATTCGACTGGAGTGCACTCTGCCGATTCGAGCGCGAGTTCGGATACTCAGTTATCGATGTTGGAGCAAAGCTTGGTACGGGCAAGGTAAGTTTCGTCGATGCGACGAATGTTATTTGGGCGGGACTTCTTCACGAAGAGAAGCCACCGCCTCTTCGTGAGGTCGAGAAGCTTTTGGATCTTGATGATTTCTTTGATTATCTGAAAGCGATCGGCGAGGCGATATCCGAGGCCATTCCCGAAGAGAAGGAGACGACAAAAAACGTGTAGAGGCCGAGTCCGAAGAAGAATGGACATGGGAAAGATATCTGGAAGAGAATTATAGGGTAACCCTACGAGCAGGGATTCGGCCTTTTGAGTTCTGGCGACTGACGCCGAGCGAGACGTTCGACATCGCGGAGATTTTCTATGAGGAGAGAGCGAGGCAGGAGAAGGAAGATTGGAAGCGGTTCAGGTGGCAGACTTATTGGATAGTCAATGTGGCAGGTAAGGCAATGAAGCGGGAGATCAAAGAGACAGAATTGGGCATAACATTCGCAGGAGAGATAGTCAAAATCGATCCCGAGGAGAGGAAACGTCAGGCTCTGGAGACAGCCGAATTCCATGCGAAGATGGCCCCACGAGTTCTCAAACGGGGAAAAGACGGGAAGGCTCTGATTTACGGGGAGAATAACTAATGACTAAGGTAGCTACTTTAGAAGTTGAAATTGGCGCAAAGATAGACCAGTTCGAAAAAAGTCTAGGTAGAGTTCATAAAGACCTCCTGGGCATGGAGAAGAAACTGGGTGGCGTATCTCGCGGAGCGAGCAAGGCAAGCACGGCCTTCTCTGGCATGGCAAGAAGATTAATCGCTGTGGGTGCTGCTTATTTCGGCGCTCGGGGCATTTTCAAGATGGGCAAGTCTTTCCTTGATGTTGCGACTTCTGTTGAGACATATCGATTACGTCTTGAGGCGATGCTCGGCTCACAAGAGGCGGCAACCGATGCGATGGCCTATTTTAAAGAAGTAGCGGCAAAGGTTCCGTTTACGCTGGAAGAGGTTATTGAAGCAGGAGTTAAAGTTCAGGCATTCGGGGCGGACTTGAAAGCATGGACACCAATTATGGCAGACCTCGCGGCCTTTATGGGTGTTACGCTTCCCGAGGCAGCCTCAGCGCTTGGTCGTGCCTTTGCCGGTGGTGCTGGCGCAGCCGATATTTTCCGAGAACGAGGCATTCTCCAGGTTATAAAAGATTTTGCACGCATGGAGAAGGGAATTGATGACATAACGAAAATCAGTCTCCCCGAATTCCGCGACGTGATGTATGAAGCTTTTGCAGGAGCCGAGAGCAAAGTCGCAGGCACGGCCGATAAACTCGCGACGACTTGGACTGGAATCGTTTCCATGCTCCAGGATAAATGGTTCAAATTCCGCGATGCCGTGATGAAGGCGAAAGTTTTCGAGATTTTGAAAGAGGGGCTCAAATCTTTTAACGAAAAGCTAGATGAGTTTGTAGAATCCGGAAAGCTTGAGGAATGGGCATCAAATACAGCGATAAGCATTCTCGGGTTCATGCAGGCTGTCGTGAGAGGTATTGGAGGGGTACTTACTGTTATCCACGGATTCCAGGCCGCCGTATTCGAGATGGCAAGCCTTGTGACGAAGCATCTCATGAATCAAGTCGGTGTACTCGTGAAGGCTTTTACTATTGCGGAGAAACTTGTGCCGGGACTCAGGGGAGCTACGGATAAGCTTGCCGACCTCTGGTTAGATTTAAAATACATCACCGAAGGGTATAAAGGCTCATCAGATGAACAGGTCGAAGCGACAGCCAATGTTATTGAGAATATCGAAAAACTTATCAAAAAGCTTCAGAAAGCCCGAGAAGAAGTAGAGAAATCAAAGGGTTCAACTGATAAACTGACTCAAAAGACTGAAGAATTTGGGGAAAGAATAGTAGAGACGGCACTTCCTGCGTCAAGAAATCTGGCCGATGCACTTGAAAATCTTCACTACAAAACTGAAACATTGCATTTTGCCATAGTAGGACTCAGCGAGCGGGGAATGTTGATGTTCGGAGAGATGACCAATGCTTTTGCTGGTGGATTAATGAATGCCCTTGATGCCTTTCAGCGTTTTGGTGAGGAAGGCGGAAATATTTTTGAAACACTCGGCGAGGCTATGCACGGATTCATTTCAGCGGCGATAGATGCTCTCAAGCGGTTCGTCATGGAGATTATTACATCGGCGGCGACAACGATATTCGCGAAACAGGCCGAAGCAATAGCGGGAATGATTGCATCCGTTATGACGGCAATCCCATTTCCCTTCAATCTTCTTCTCGTGGGCGGTGCAATAGCCGCGGTCACAGCCCTCTTCGCTGGACTCAAGCCCAAGAAATATGAGACCGGCGGGGATGTGCCACAAGAAACATTCGCACACCTGCATGCGGGCGAACAAGTCCTATCGGCATCAGAGGTACGCAGAGGCGTTGGAGCAGGGGCCGGAGGGGGAATAACCATTAATGTCTCACCTGTCATAAACATTGCCGCAATGGACGCGCTCGGAGTCAGAGACTTCATGAGGACTCGGGGGATTGAGGAGATCGTCGCTGGTATAAAGGCGGGAGTGCAAAAGCCTGAACTTTTGAAAGCTTTGGGAGTGGGATGAT